AGTGGGTTGCCCTAGAGTGATAAGTTCCGTCATTTACTAAGTGCCACAATGTGCCCGTTTTTTTGCCACCCTTTACTGATGCATACAGGCCACCATCTTTGCTTTTACGAACACTTGCATGCACATCATCTTGCATATGGACATGACCTTCTTTGTCGTTATTAGACCGGGGCAAGTGTCTAATTACTGCGTCCTTAGTAAGTGCAGCCGCCTCTCTTAGGGTTTTTCTGGCGACTTCTTCCGTTTCAAAAATAATGCCATTTAAAAAGACGCCAAGTTTGTCGGCGTCTTCCTTTATGACTATCCCTTTAGATGCCAATATTAACCACCTCGCTAAATCCAGTCATGCTTGATTTCGTACGCCTTTACCGTTAAATAGTGTCTTGTGTTATCAAGGGGTATTATGCCTTCTATTTGATATTTTTTCTCATTAACTGTACCGCCGTTAACGATAATTCGCATAGTTTCGTCTATGTCTGTCCGGTACCTAATAATAAATTCAACGTCTGTTTTAACGTTAGAAGCTCTTGCGGCATATAAATTCCTGCCTCTTAAAACTCTGCTTTCGGCCCATATCTGCGCATAATCTTCATAGTCGTCCGGGTTAGGATAGGTTGATTCAGGATTTTTTACTTTTTGAAACATAAGCAGAGTATCAAAAAGGCGGTTAACGTCACGCATAGCATTGTTTTTATCCCTCATTTTTGTTTACCGCCAATCTAAGCTGTAAGCTTAAAATTTCCTTCGCAAAATTGGCCTCGAAATACTCCAAGGCGCTGTTATAGGCATAACGGCAATAATCAAATAACAAAGACTGCGCATCGTAATCAGTTTCAAAGTTTATAAGCGTCCCCGCTAAGTTTTCAAGCCTAGCCTTTCCGTTGCGCATGCACCTTTCTATGTCTCCGTCCTCGTAATCCCATGTGATTTTTAAATAAGATTTAACTTCGTCAAGCATATTTACACCTGCTTTTTAGACTTGGGCTTTATTTCTTCAAGCAAAATGCCATGTCCTGCATTATTGATTTCTTCAAAACGGACAGCCGACACTATAATCACAGTGTCGGCCTCATGAATTTTCTTTGTAATTTTATCTCTGAATTTTTTTATTACTTTAGCTTTCAAGGTTATCCCTCCTAGCCTTCGGGTATTTCCGGAACCTCTGTTGTCATTGCGGAAATATCAAATACAAGGAAGGATTCATTATCCTTAGGCATACCGTTAGCGTACTGTTTGGCTATGTACACCCTGTTATCTTCCAGGAATTGATAATGGTCACTGTATTCGATTTTTTGTGTTGAGCCAATACCCATAAAGTAATCTTTTGCTACACCAGCAGCCATTTTGCCTTTAGGCATTGCGGCAGACTGTACAATTGTTGCCGGTATAGGCAATACGCCATGTACATAAGTTCCGGCCGCAGAAAGGAAAGTAGTCTGCGGGAATATCTTTTCCCAATAATCGACAGGATTTACAACCATTAATACGTTGTTTACGGTTCTTTTCCCGTCTTTAGTTAAAGGAGCCATAACATTTTTGCCCAAGGAAGCAGGCGTAAAGTCGTTCAGGGCAACTGCCGTTTTATCGGGATAAACACCCTCTACAACAGCACCTTTAAGGTCTTTGAGTATACCGATGGGCTGGTCCTTTCCAGTACCTGCAACAATGGCGATTTCTAAAGCCGCTGCCATAGATTCGGTTAACATGGCTCTTACATAACGGTCAAGCCATTCAGGGCCAAGGTCAAGCATTGCTTTGCAAACAGGGAAAAACGCAGATAATTTCTTTTGAGCAATATCGACGATACTGAATGCGCCCTTGATTTGTTTCTGTATGGCCTCACACAAATCGCCCCACCATGCCGCTTCGGCAGGTTCTTTGTTTGATACCCATTTTGTTACTGCGCTCGTATTGACAAAATCAATTGCGGCTAAAAGAGGTCTTTCCCTTATTAAATCTTCAAAAACTCTGTCAATAACAGTTGTAGGCATTATTTCTTCAAGGCCTTCAAAGCCGCCATTAGCAATTACGGCATTATAATACTTTTTCTCTTTAGCCGTTAATGGCTTAAGGCCCCTTGCAACGAGAGCCGCACTGGTATCAACTTCATCAGCCTGTATTTTGCTAAAGGCTTTGGCTTCGTTTAAAATCTGATTCTGGATACATTCCATCATCTCAACCTGGGCCTTTGCTACAGCGTTCACATCGTCACCCTGCAAAGCCTCAATAAATTTGTTCTGGTATTCTGCCAATTCCTTATTTTTAATATCTAAATTCACCATAAATATAGTTCCTCCTATTTTTTAAATTTGCTTAATATGTTTTGGGGCATAAAAAAAGACGATTCGTCATCGCCAGTATCTTTTCTGTATTTGTTTAAAATTGATTCCTTAGCTTTGGGCTTGGTCTCTTGCGGTTCGTTTACGATTTCATCGCAAAACCCTAACGCAAGACATTCCTCGGCTGTTAAAAACGATTCTTCGTCAAGCAGGGCTTTTAATTCTTCGCCCGTTCCTACGAACTTGCTTTTATAGCTTTCCGAAACGGCACTATTGATTTTTTCTAAGTCGTCAGCAACTTTTCTTAGTTCGCTTGCGTTACCCCATGCCATAGTCCATGCATTGTGAATCATCATCATAGAGTTACTATACATAAATACTTTATCTGCCGCCATCGCTATAACGCTCATTCCTGAAGCCGCTATAGCATCAACATATACATGTATAGTTGCCTCATGCTGTTTTAATATATTGTGTATGGCTATACTCTCAAATACATCTCCGCCGTTAGAATTAATATGCAAATCAATTCTGCTGGTAGAGATTTCTTTGAGTGTATCCCTTACTCTTTTTGATGTTACAACGTCTTCATCTGCGCCATACCAGTAATCGTCTGAGACAATATCACCATATAAATAAACTTCGGTTACATCATCAGCCTTATTTAATACTTCAAATTTTGCCTTGATTCTACTTTTCTCTATTTTCCTCACCTCCTTCAATCGTCTTTATGTCCTGATAGTTTTTAGTGACAAATCTCTTATCTGCAATAGGGTCATTGGATTTCTTACGCCCCAAGAGCTTTAAATTATCATTAATTGTATTTGTGCCTGTCCGGAAGAATATATCAATTGCAGTTGCGAGTTCTTTAATGTCGGTAATATTTATTCTGCTAGTGTCAACTTTAACATGAGTTTCTTCGAGTACGTTCTTCTTGCCATAATATTTCCGGTTAATTTCATCAGCTATTATTTTAGCTATAGGATTAATCCTGCCAACCAAAAGCCGATTTACAACCTTTTCAGAATCGGAAACGGTTCCTTTTAATAATTGAGGCGGGATTTGAAAGCCCATTGCTACGAAATCAAATATGTCGTTTATTATGTTTTTAATGTCTCTGCTGTCGGAACTGTTTTTATAGGTTTCCGACGACAAATCATCATAAGTAATGCCATTTGTAAGAGGGAGAACCGCGCCATTTTCGGCCTCATAAAAGCTTTTGATTTGCTCATTCATTAGCTTCTGTAGCTTCTCTTGAGCCTCGTTTGTCTGCGGATAATTGGTAGGTATAGTAAGTGTACCCCTTTTAGCGTTATTGCGTTTAAAAGTCTTTTTTGAATACTCAACAAGGGAGCCGTAGTCATAATAAACTGTGTCAAGTAATGTTTTTATGTTGCTGTCGTTTAGTTCAAAATATAAGACTTGGCTTTCCTCAAAGGTATCCTTAAGAGCATAGTCTCCTATGTTTATGTTTCTATAAAAATTCCCTATTAAGGCCTTGGGGTCTTTAGTGTAATCATCAGCAACATAAAGCAGATTGTTTATCTGCACAACTAAACAATGATTTTCAAGAATCATTTTTGTTACAACCTTACGCCAAAAGCTTGATGCGCTCTGGTTTTGATTAGGTTCATAATTAAAAAGATAATAATTTTCCTTTTGAATTTCTTCGCCTTTTTCATATGTGATAAATTCGCTCTGGATAAAAAAGCTAGCTATTAAATTAGCTGCTGTTTTTATAGCCAGATTCTTATAACATACTTTTGCCGCCAGTTCCAAGCATACGGGGTCCGAAACATCAATTGTGACGCTACCGTCTTCCTCTTTTTTGCCGAAAGCATTTGTTAACCATGATAATAGTTTTATTTTGTATCACCTGCCTTAAAACGTTACTACGTCATAAAATTTTACGGATTCCATTTCCTGCGTTAGCTCATTCTCTGCGCTCATGGCATGGATAAAGGCATAAAATCCGTCTGTTTTCCTTTTCTTTTCTTCGATTTTTAAATAAGTTTTGTTTCCGTTCTTTGCTGTCTCAACATACACGTTATTGCAGTACCAACGCATAAGTTTGTCATCGCCAAAAACTATATTTTTTTCAGCAAAAAGCGTCGTTATTAATGGGTGTAATTTTGTATGGGTAATGGAGCCGCTTGGGATTCCGCTTAATGTTAACCCCTCTTTATTAAACTCTTCTGCCAGTGCCGAAAATCTGTATCTATCCGCGACTACTTTTTTAATGTAATACTGCTGAGCTTTTTCGGCGAACCACTCAACAATAACGCTCGCAGGGACCACGGGAGCATTTTTTATTATGCTTGCGTGACCGGAATCAATAGTCTCATTTATGTTGATATTGTATTTTGTTAGTTCAAGAGATTTTTCATGTATAAAAGTATGATGCAAAAAGTAAACCTTTTGATTTTTTTTGAATAGCAAGCCAACAGAACAAAAGTCCCTAAGCGATGTAAAGTCTACGGCACCTATGCACTCACACCCGGTTAAGTCCGGTATCGGCTGATTTGTGGCAAGAATTTCTTCCCAGCTTGCAACCTCCTTTGCCTCTTGCCTGTATGGCAGATTCATTCTTTTTGTCAAGAAATCTTCCTTCAAGTCGTCATTGGTTAATGAATCAGTGTATTGAGTTTCTACTTCCCATCTTAAATGGCTATCATAATCAATTCTAGGAATCGCTTTACACCAAAGTTCTTTATCTTTGACTTCCTTAATTGAATCCATTTTAAAGAAAAAGGGGAAAAAGCCGTTATGAGCTTCTTCCCCGTCTAATATTCTCTTTGCTCTTTCTTTAAAATCATCTAAAACAGAACCCCTTACATAACCATCAGTTGTAATATATATACGCCTTGGCTCCGGTTTTTTACCTAAGCCGCCAGTGAATACTTTTATGTTGTCGTAGTTTTCGTACTGGTGTATTTCGTCAAAGATAACGCAGCCAGACCTTAAACTGTCCTTTGTTTTTGCGTTGCTTGTGTAATATTTTACGGCAGCGTTTGTAACTTTATACTTGACTTCTTCCAAGGTTAATCGGAACGCTTTTTTTATCCTGCTATTATTGTTGACCACTTCATATATATCTTCAAAAGAGCGTTTGGCTTGGTCTTCGGAGTTGGCTACAATATCAACATTGTATTCCTTAATATTGTTTTTATCACTTATAAAATAAAAGGTTAGGGCAGATATTAAGCCATTTTTGCCCGTTCCGCGCCCCGCAAGCATAAAGAGCTGATTAAAAACAAGCCGGCCATTCTCATAATATAGCCCTACTGTGATAGCAACAAAAAACCTCTGAAAATCATGGAGTGGGAAAAAATACTTTTCCATAAAGGCTACTGCATCATATATTTTCTGCGAACGAATTTCTATAGGCTCAGTATCAAGAGTTTGCCGTAAAAACTTCATTAACTGCTTCTGCTCTTTGCACGCAGGAACTTTGCCTTTTTCGACTTTGAGCATCCAGCCATCTATATATTCATGATATTTATAACAGGACATTCACATCACTCTCTTTAATGTCGGCTCCCCTGATGCCAAGGTCGGATAATATTTTCAGCATCTGAGCGTTTACCCGCACCAATTCGGATACGCTGTCGTTTTTCTTTACGCCGCTTTGACCGCCGCCGTTATTCCAAACGCAAGCGACGCCTCTTTCTTTTATATCAGCGATTAGATTTTCTTTTATCTCCCATAAAGCGATATAATCATCAACAAGGGACGTATAGTGGTCCATAGTTGCACCTTTTATTCTCAACTGCTCAAGTAAAGATTCTTTAATTGATTGCACGTTCATCTTTTAACCCCCTCTCGTGCGGAAGTGTGATTCCATGTAAAGGCAATACGGGACCTCGGTCTGGAAGCTTTAGAAAAAAAGTCGATTTTAAAACAAGGGGGTATGTTTATTCCCACCTTTCCTCGTTTACAAACTTTCTTTTTGTTCCTACTAACATTTTGTCTATCTTTTCAGGGTGTTCGTCGTTATGACAAGCATCGCAGAGGCTTATTAGATTGCTTTCTTCCAGTCCAAGTTCAGGATATATGTTTAAATGTTTTATGTGATGCACGCAAGTTGCTCTGCTGAACCTACCTTTTGCCTTACACAATTGACACTCATAATTATCACGTTGTAAAATCTCCTGCCTTTTATGTATCCAAGCGGCAGAGCGATAAAATTTATATGTATTTATTTTTATAGCTTCCACCTCCTAGATAACTTGACAAACTAATTTGAATGAAATCTCTCGATGATTTCCCCAAGCCGCACTCGGTAAGCGACAGGAATTGCGTCATCATCTCGCATATCTTTCCAAAGCTCCATAATATCTTTGAGTAAATCTAAGTCCTTTACACTTATGTTTATTGTCCTGCTTGGCATTAAATCAACTCCAATCAAAAAAGGCAACCGCCTAAGCAATTGCCTGGAAAATATAATATATTTTGGCCCCGACTGGTGCGCATTATTAAGAGGCGTTCGGGGCACTTTTTAAAAGGAGGCCCGGCAATTTCCCCTGCCGGATGGGGTCTGAATGATTTACAAATTAAACTATCCACTACCAACATTATAAACTTTTTATTCGTTGCACAGTCCGCCGTTTTATAAAAAGTGCAAATATGTAGCAATGTGGTATAAAAATTTCCTGCGCCTCTCGTAAAAGTTACTCTTACTTACAGCTAAATCATAATAATTAAACCTGACGCACTATTCTATTTTTTTATTTTAAATTGATTTTCCCGCTCATCATATCAGGCAGCAATGCATCTCTAAGCTCTATTAAATATCTATTTTCCTCATTGTTTAAATACATTATATGTTGTTTCCACATCTGCAATATTGAAAGAAAAATAGTTGATAATTTATCCTTGCTGTTATTTTCAAATTTAATTTCGTTTTTGTTTTTAGTCATCGAAATATAATCATCTTTAATAATTTCTATGCCTATAAACTTTAAGCATTCATTCATAGCTTTGTTTATTTCTAATAGCTTCTTGTTATCTAAAAACAAATCATACATTCCCAAAGATTTGGCTATTGTCTCATTCATTGTTAATTTACATAAATTCCTATCCGCTATAACCCTGTTTAAGTCGCCTACTATATCTGAATATTCCCTGTGTGATGCTTCTCGTTCTTGAAACTCTATATACTTTGAAGGTGCAAGAGCATAATCTTGCCCTGCCACATCAGAAATAGATACAATCTTTGAAAACTCCGGAATATTTGTTTTAGTTTCAATCGCTTTTTTTATTTGCTCATCAGTAAATACTTTAAATTCTTTTATATACGTTCTGCCCTCATGGCTTGCTCCTCCGGATTGCCCATTTTGCTTCCGTTGCTCTATTTCGTATCGCTGTCTCATGTCTATCATTCGGATATAGGTATTGGTTTTAACCTTGTTGAAAACCATAATGCATGTCGGAATACTTGTTGCTTCAAACATTTTATCAGGGCATATTATTACAGTTTCAATTAGATTTTTATTTACAAGATACTCTTTGATTTTCTTTTCCTGCTTATTGTCAGTCCCCAAGACGCCATTTGGCAAAATCATCGAAACCTTGTCAGCTGCCTCTAAGGCCGTAAGAATAAAAGCATAATTTGCGTTGCTATTTGGCGGCAATTCGCAATCCCTAAATCTATTTTGCATTTGTGCAAAAGCCGGTATACTCCATTTCATGTTATATGGCGGATTTGAAATACAAGTATCCGTTTTTATACTTGTCGGAATATCGCACTCCGCAACGCTTGAAAATTCCACAGAGGGCCTAACACTCCATGCCTTAAATCGTTCTCCGCTTAATGTATCTCCGTGAACAACAGTAGCTTCTATGTTTCGCACCGAAAGATTGAAAAGCAGTAGCGGAATGACTTTTTCATCGTATTCCTCACAGGTGAAAGCTAAACTTTTATTTGTAAGCCATTTCTGTATAGCCAAAGCCCCCGAGCCGGAACACATATCATAACAAGTTTTTTCTCCATCAAAAGCAGATAGCTTAGATATCGCTTTTGCAAGCGACTTAGGTGTATAATCTTGCATTTTATTCTTACGGTCAGCTTCATGGTATTGAAATATTTTTTGCAAATAGTCTACAGATAAGTCGCCATCAACGTAATCCACATATTGTTTATGCTTTGTAAAATCGTTAGACAGAACCGCGTCTTTTACTTTCAATAAAAAATCTGCTGTATCGGCAGCAGAGAAAATACTTAACATATCATTGGTTAGCTGGGATAATTCCACACTATCACTTCCTCAAACGTCATTATAATAAAACGAACAAATAGTTTATATCGTAGTTTCGATTACTTCTATTTTGGCTTTTCCCCAAAACAAAAGACACCAGCCTAAGCCGATGCCTTTCCCCAAAGGAGGGTTACTTTGAAGATGTTTTGTAGTTGGATAAATTTTACTAATACCATAATACCACATAAAAAGGGTCAAATTAGGCCAACTTTAGGCCAAACTCCCATTTCTCGGGCTGTACTGTATATAATCTCCCTTTTGTATCTCTTATAACTTCTTTCCGATAAACCCAGTTCGTCGCATATTCTATACATTCCATAACGTTTTCTTGTGTAAATTTCTTCAAATAACTCTTTATGCGTATCAGTTAGAGAATTTACCGCCCTATCTATAGCTCTTATCCTGCTTTCAAGACTTATAACTGTTGTGGATTCTACAAGGGCAATAGCTTTTCTTTCCGTCTCGTTCCCTGTCATGTTTCCCCTCGGCTGGCCGTCCGACGGTGGACAGGACTGATATAAAATACGCTCCTTTTCAAGCTCCAGTGTATCTTTGTTGTCTTTATAGTGGTGTAGCTCGTACTCTATGTAGTTATATATCTGTGTTGGTAATCTATCTTTTTCTGTCAATTTATCACGCTCCTTAATATCCGCCCTGATTTTCCAGCAGCCAATCTTTAAAATCAGTCTCGGCCTTAGCAAAGGCATAATCTATATCGCAATTTTGCACATATACAATATTTTCTCCATGTCTTGCATGGTTAGTTTTAAAACCTATTTGTATTGTCCAGTCCACGATTGAGGAATAATACACCGTCAAGGCATACCCGTTATTGTCGCGTTGTTGGTCAAAAAACCTTAGAAAAGACTCCATAAAATCACGCTCCTTTACCCATATACAACACTGCATTAGTAGCTACAACGAACACAGCTAATCTCATAAACCTCTCATAGTCGTAATTAAAATAAGCCATCGTTAAACATATAAGTAAAGCAACTTGTAAAACCAAAATCATTATCCTTAAAACCTTTTCGATTTTATTCAATTTATCACTCCTTTAAGAATCGAACATTTTTTCCATAATTTACAGCTAGTTATTGAACTGTATGCATTTTATAATAAAACCAAACATATATTTGACTACTAGGTGATGACTTATGGACCGTGTAATTTTACATTGTGATATGAATAGCTTTTACGCAAGCGTTGAATGCCTTTATAACCCAGCTATCCGCAACAAGCCTGTCGCAGTCGGCGGAAGTGTTGTAAAACGAAACGGCATTATACTTGCAAAAAACGATATTGCCAAGAGATTTGGTATAAAAACTGGTGATGCTCTGTGGCAAGCAAAGCAAAAGTGCCCTAATTTAGTCATTGTTCCACCGGATTTTAAAAAATATATTAAATTCTCTCGGCTTGCCGTTGAGATTTACAATAGTTATACAAATCTTGTCGAAGGCTTTGGCCTTGATGAATGTTGGTTAGACGTTACAGGCAGCACTCATCTATTCGGAACCGGCGAAGATATAGCCGAATCCATACGCCAACGGATTAAATCTGAATTAGGCATTACTTGCTCTATCGGTGTTAGTTTTAATAAAATCTTTGCAAAATTAGGTTCGGATATGAAAAAGCCCGATGCCGTAACCATTATTACAAGGGATAACTATAAGTCTACTGTTTGGCCGTTACCCGTTGAGGATTTACTTTTTGTAGGTCGTGCAACTAAGCAAAAGTTAAATCGTTATGGCATTAAGACTATTGGTGATTTAGCCTGCTCCAATTTAAGTTTTTTAGAGACCCTTTTAGGCAAATGGGGCTCATATTTATGGGGCTACGCTAATGGCCTTGACGCATCTCCGGTCCGGGATATCGAAAACTACACTGATATTAAAAGCATTGGTAACTCGATTACGGCTCCAAGGGATTTGACAACTATAAATGATATTAAAATAATTTTGTACAAGATGACGGAAAGCGTTACGGAGCGTTTAAGAGAAAGTAATCTTATCTGCTCCACTGTACAGTTATGGGCAAGAGACAACGAGCTTGCCTCTTACGAGCGTCAAACTAAATTAACTGTGCCCTGTGCCGAAACCAAAGAAATATTTAGCAAGGCTTTAGAGTTATATATAAAAAATCACAAATCCGGTAAACCTGTAAGGTCTCTTGGTGTAAGGGCCTGTAATTTATCCGTAGCTAATGCTTATCAGTTAAGCCTCGACCCTGATATTCAGGGGCTAAGGAAAAGAGAACAGCTGGAAGAGACCATAGATAAAATAAGGCAACGTTTCGGGCACTACAGTATCCAACGCTGCGTGACCTTGACTGATAAAAACTTATCTGCCATAAATCCCAAGGAGGACCACACTGTCCACCCTGTAGCATGGACTAATTAAGGAGGCTTAATGTGTCACGCATAAATGTTGATGTTATAGCTAAATTTGATACCATTGGCAACATTAAGCCCCTTGAAATCATATGGGAGGACGGCAGGCATTTTGCTATTGACTATGTACTTGACATACGTCCTGCCGCCTCCCTAAAAGCTGGTGGTCTTGGGATAAGGTA